TTTTTTAGTAATTTCTTTTTTAGTATTATCTTTTTTAGTAATTTCTTTTTTAGTAATTTCTTTTTTAGTAATTTCTTTATTAGTATTATCTTTTTTAGTAATTTCTTTTTTAATAATTTTTTTTTTAATAATTTCTTTTTTAATAATAGGTTTTTTTATAATTTTTTTTGTTTTTTTTATAGATTTTATTTTATTAATTAAATTATATTTTTTATTAATAAAATTTGTTTTTAATTTTTTTATATTATTTTTTTCTTTATTAGATAATTTATTATAATGTTCTATACAAAAATAGTTGTATTTACAAAAACTAAAACAATCTTGTTTTAAACAAGTTTTTCTCCAATATTTACAATTATCTTCACGTTTATACAAAAATCCATCTTTTTTTTTAAAATTATAATTTTTGTTATTATCATTTATATTATTTTTGTTCTTAATATTTTTTTTTGTAATTATTTTCATATTTAGATTATTTAATAATTTTGATAATAATATAATTAATAATATTATTGTTAATTATTTCAAATTTTTATATTATTGATTGATATTAATATTTAAACTAACAAATTTAATTAATTAAATTATTTTTATATAATATTTGATATACGATATCTTGTAAATTATTTTTATTATTTATATTATATAAATTGTAGTCATCATTATCATTATCATTGCTATTATTTTCTGTTATTTTAATAAAAATAAAATAAATACAACATATAATACCAATTAAAGTAAATAATAGATAAATAATTTCTCCACAAGAAAACCGCATAATTAAAAAAATAATTAATAAAAAATAATTTAATTAAATTTATTTAAATTTAAATGTTAATGAAGCTCTATCTTTAAATGTTTTATGTTTTGTTCTTATTTTTAAAAAATCAGTATATAAATTAATTAATTTTATTCTTTTATCTAAATCGGTATTATAATTTTTATTGTTGTTTTTGTTATTTTTTTTTATAATATTTAATCTGACTTTAATAATTAATGCAATTTGCGATATTCTTTTATGGTCTTTTTCTTTATTTTTAAATAATTTTTCTAATTTTTTAATTGTTGAAGTAAGTTCATTGATATTAGAGTATTTAATATTGATTGTATCATTTGGATTATCATTAGAAAATATATCTCTTGAGATTTTAGGATTGTTTTTATTATACAAGAATTTTTTTTTACAGTTTTTATATGGAGCACAAGAACTTTTTACACTAAATCCTTTTAAATCTTTTTGGATACAATTTTCTTTTTTGATACGTCTTGGTAATTTAAATATTTTATTGTCTTTTTTTCTAATACATTTTGTATCATTATTATTATGATTACAGCAGTCTTTCATTTATTATTTAATTTTTAAATAATATTAATTAAAAATTTTAATTAATTAATTAATTAGCTAATTAATCATAATCAATACCTTTTATTTTAAAAGTTTTTCTATGATAATCTGTTTTACCTTTTAGTTTAATAGTTTCAATATGTTTTTTTGTTCCATACCCATAATTGTTTTTAAGGTCATAATCATTTAAATAAGTAATATCATTACACAAGTTTTCTATATATTCGTCTCTAAAGGTTTTTGCTAATATACTTGCTGCAGCAATGCTTATGTATTTATCATCTCCTTTTACTATACAATTATGTTTTATAAATCCTTCATCTTTAATAGGACTTAAATAATCATTAAAACGATTACCATCAACGAGTATTCTTTTAAATTTTAAATTAGTTGTATATATTTCATCTAAACAATTGTGCATACTTTTAAAGGTAGCATCAACTATTCCATTTTTATCAATATAAGTATTATCTTTGTATGAAACAGACCAGGCATTGGAATATCTAATTATAAAATCTCTAAGTTCTTTTCTTTTGTTTTTAGATAATTTTTTAGAGTCTTTAATTTCTAAAATTGTAGGATGAATAAAATCAGGATTCCATATAACAGCAGCAGAAAAAACCGGTCCAAAAATACATCCTCTTCCAGCTTCATCTAGTCCAACTTGTATTTCTGTTTTATCTATATTTTCTTTATCTTTAAAAAAAGTTGATAATTTTAAATTATCTATTATATAATTTTTCTCTAACACAATATTATTGTTCATATTCTCTTTATTATCTTTATTGTCTTTATTTTCTTTATTGTCTTTATTATCTTTATTGTTCAATACACTTTTCATTGAAATAATTAATTTAATAAAATATTAAAATCATATATTTTTAATAAAAAATATTAAGATAATTTATTCAAATTTTTATTATAATTTTTATTATAATTTTTATTATAATTTTTTATATAATATTTAATTATTTAATTAAATAATTTAATTAGATAATTATAATTAATTATCTTTTAGAACATTTATCACACCCAATACAACAAAAATATAAGCAACATTTACAAATCCAATAAAAACAGCACAAAAATGTTAATAAAATAATAGTTGCACCAATACCAAATGAAGCATTTCTCATAAAATCAGTAAATTTATCATTATCAGAATGATTGTTTTTACTTAACTCTAGAATTTCTAACATATTACTTGAGTCATCGGTTGTATTACAAAGATACATTTTGTATTATAATTATTAATTAATTATAAATTATTAATTATTAATTATTATATTGATTTATAAATAAATCAAATTTTTAATAAATACATTTAAAAATTTATTATTAACAATAATATAATTTAGTTATATAATTTAATAATATATATAATTTAATAATTAATCATATATAATATATAGTAGATTAAATTAATTAATAAAAATGTGTGGTATATTTGGTTATATATCAAAATTTTTATTGACAGAAAATGTAATAAATACACACGGTATATCAAGAGGTTTTAATAAGATAAGAGATAGAGGTCCTAATAATACACAACATTGTTTGATAGATAATATATATTTAGGTTTTCATCGGTTAGCGATAAATGATTTAAGTGAAAATGGAAATCAGCCGATGCAATTAAATAATTATTTTTTAGTATGTAATGGAGAGATATTTAATTATAAAAAGTTAAAAGAAGAATTTAATTTTGAATTTAGGTCTAATTCAGATTGTGAGATAATTTTGCATTTATATGATTATTTTGTAAAAGAGAATAGAAAGGATATATTTAATATAATATGTAATTTATTGGATGGTGAATTTGCGTTTATATTATATGATGGTAATAAACAAAAAACATATATTGCTAGAGACCCTTATGGTGTTCGTCCATTATTTTTTGGAAGAAGTGAGTTTGGTGATTATGTGTTTTCTTCTGAATTAAAAGGAATGTGTAATTTAGTTGAAAGTGCGAATCAATTTAATCCAGGTAAATATATGGTTTTAAAAAATAATAATATTGATAATCTTTTAAAAAATAAAAATATTATTTGTTATTCTACGAAATATCATAATATTGATACGAATATGATTGATAATTCAAAACATATTGAAGATAATATTATAGAAGAAATTAACAGTGTATTTAAAGAGGCAGTTTATAAGAGAATGATGTCTGATCGTGAGATATGTTCTTTGTTATCTGGTGGATTAGATAGTAGTTTAGTGTCTGCAATATTGAGTAAAAAACTTGGTCCTAATAAATTAAAAACATTTTCAATAGGTTTAAAGGGTTCTCCTGATTTGGAGTATGCAAAAAATGTTGCAGAACATATAAAAAGTATTCATCACAGTATTGAGATAGAAGAAGAAGAATTTTTGAATTATATAGAAGAGGTAATATATAAGATAGAAAGTTATGACATAACGACAGTGCGTGCTAGTGTTGGTAATTATTTGGTAGGAAAATACATAAAAGAAAATAGTAATTGTAAGGTGGTGTTTAATGGTGATTTTAGTGATGAAGTAGCGGGTGGTTATCGTTATTTCAAGAATACAAGTAATCCTGAGATGTTTCATAATGAATGTGTAAGATTATTGGAGAATATTCATTACTATGATTGTTTGAGAAGTGATAGAAGTATAAGCACACACGGTTTAGAATGTAGAGTGCCATTTGCAGACAAAGATTTTGTGAATTATTATATGAGTATAGATTCAAAGTTGCGAATGTCGGACAAACGTATAGAAAAATATTTGATTAGGAAGGCATTTGAAAAAGAAGGATTATTGCCAGAGGAAGTATTATGGAGAAAAAAAGAGGCATTTTCAGATGGTGTTACATCTGAGACACGTTCTTGGCATAAAATTATAGAAGAATTTGTGGATAAAAAAATAAGTGATAATGATTTTAAGACATTACAAAATAATTTTTCATTTAATAAACCATTGACAAAAGAAGCATTGTATTACCGTATAATATTTGAGAGAACATATAATAAATTTGAGAATATAATACCATATTTTTGGATGCCAAAATGGTGTGGTGATGTGTCTGACCCAAGTGCGAGAGAGATAAAATTGAGGATAATTGATTGATAAAGATTATTTTTTTATAAATTTAAATAATTGTATTTGTTAGTATTTGTTTTATTAATATATATTTATATTAATAATGGAAGAAATAGAAAATTATTTAGATAATTTTTTAAATTCCAATAATTTATTAAAAACAGATAATATTTTAAATTTAGATGGTATTAATGAACAAACAGGTGGTGCAAGTAGGGTTATTCCTAATAAACCTGATAATCCTGATAATGTAAATAAACCACGTGGTTTAATAGGTAGAGCAAAAAAATTAAAAAGTGATATTGCAACGAGTTATGTAGGAAGAAGTATAGGTAATTATAAGGATAGAAAAGTAAAAAAATATGATGATATGTATCAAAAAACTTTTGATGCTGAAGAACGAAAAAAAAGAAGACAAATGATTAGAAATGTAGGTTATAAATATGGTCTAAAAGGATTATTAGGTATGTTTAAATTATCTTATGGATTAGTATACTATATAGCTATAACTGTTTTATTATATTTTGTAATAAAATATATATTAAAAATTTATAAAGTTTATCCAAGAAGATTTACTTTAAGTAAAACAATAAATATTGTTCATAAATATGATAAGAGTACAGGATTAGATAGTGAATTAGCAGAAGTATTATCAGAGAATATAGTAAATTTTATAAAATATCCATCTCAAATAAGTAATATAATACATAATAAATTAACCACACATACAAGAATTCAATCTGATAATTTTAATTATATATTAAATAATTTTAAAGACCATTTAGTAAATAATTATATAACTAATGATGCAATGGATTTACCTAAATTATTATTAGCATTTTATAACAATAAAGAAATAATATTTATAGATGATGATGTACAAGATATTAATATGAATAATGAAACCTTATTTAGTAATAATTATGCAAAGGAATTAATAACTGAAATAAATAATGAAGGTAAAAATGTAAATGGAAAAAAATATTTATTACATTTTTATAAAAATTTAATAAATGATGATGCAACATTTAAGATTAGTTTAAATAATGAGATAATGAATGATACTGCTGTAAATAATTTTTATGATAAATTAAAAGATAGTAAAGATGATGTTAATTTAATTACTTGCGTTAATTCAGATAGTTATAATAAAGTTACTGACATTAATTTTAATAATGCATTTTATGATGATGATAGAATGAAAAGTGATTTTAGAAAAATTTTATTAGGAACTCCTGATTTTAATGATAGTAATATTGATACATTTGAAAAATATAAATTACTATTTTATCGTTCAGTATTATATAAAATTTTATATGAAAATAGAAATAATATTAATACTATATTAGTAAAATTTAATGATAAAAATCCATTAAATTATATATTAAATGTGCCTTCAGATATTCCAAATGAAACAAATAGTAATAAAATAAAAGCATTTTATGAAGATAATAGCCCGTATAGTATATATTATAATTATTTAAAAATCAATAATAATAATTTTATTGATTTAATAAAAACAGACGATATTACTAATATAAATTTAAGATATAGTAACATAAGAAGTAATATTCTTCAATCAACAGATTCAGATGTTGAAGTTGAAACAGATATATTAAATAATATACATAATATATTTAGTAGTAGTACAAATAGTAATAATTTATATAGTAAATTTAATGATAATTCTAATGATGATTCAACAAGATATTATAATTTAATTGAATATTTAAATTTTTTGAGAAAAAATAGAAAAAATGAATTTAATATAAATAGTGTAGTTGATGAGTTTTTTATTGAAAGAGGTATTAATGAAAATATAGATGGTAATAGAGCTATTAAACAAAAATTAAAAAATTGTAATGATTTTAAAAAATTGTATAGTATATTAACAAATGAATCAGATAATACAATAGATGATACAATTACAAAAAAAAAATATTTATTTAATTTTATAAATGTTGATGAAACAGAATTTAATAGAAAGAATAATGAACTTGAAAAGAGTAAATATTTATTTGATACATTAAGAGATAATATAAATTTGATTCCTAAAAATCGTGATTTAGGAAAAAAAAAATATTTATTAACATCAATTTTGTTTCATTTTAATTATTGTTTAAAATATTTAAATCAAAAATGGAGTAATATAACAGACACTGAAAATGGCTTAGATTTTACAAATGAAAATAATGTAAATAGTTTAAATAGTATATTTATTTTATTTTATACATTATTATTTAAGATAACAGGGTTTAAATATAGAAATGAATTAATATTTTTAAATTCTAAAGTTAAAGATGATATATCAGATAATGATAATTCATTAATAAAAGAATTAGAACTAATAGTAGAAAAAATAAAAAAAATAATAGTTTATATAAATTATTTAAAAAACAAAGAATTAATAAATTATTGTTATTTTTTAAATTTAATATTAGATAATGATGAACTTAGAAAGATAAAAGACTATTATATATCTATATTTGAGATACAGTTGGGTAGTAATTATATTGAGGATACATTAGAATATAGAAAAAAACATTTAGGTATAAATTTAAATGATGTAACAAAAGAATTAACAAATCCATTTTACAAATATATAAATGATATATGGAAATTAGCAATGATAAAATATTCAATAAATGGTGGTGTAAAAATATCAGATAATATTTTAAAAATTTTAAAGAATTTAAGAGATGGTAAAAATGAAAATTTTAATAATAATTATAATAGTAAAAATAAAGATAATAAAGATAATAAAGATAAAAATAAAAAAGAAACACGTGAAAAATTTATAGGTAAAATTCTTAGTCCAATTAAAAAAATTGTTAAAGCTTTTAAATCAATTGTTAATTTTCTAACAGAAACTATTAAATTAGTTGATATAGCTCTTAAATTTTTTTCAGACCCTTTTAATACTATTATTCGTATAGTTATTCAATTAGTTATACTTATTATGAGTTTTCCTTTAACATTAATATTAGTGATAATATTTTTCGTGTTTATGTATACAGGATTTACGTCATTGTATTCTTTCTTATTTTTAATGATAATGATTGTAATTGTAATAGCACTTGAAATGTCACACAATAGTGAGAATGGTTTAATAGTTATGAATTTTATAGGTATTATGATAGTATGGTTAGGAACAGTAATGTATTGTTTATCTTTTACAGGTGTAATGTTTATAATAATTTTAATAATAATGACAATACTTTCAATAATATATGCTTTAGATATGACTAGTAAAAATAAATTAAGTAGATTTTTGTATAAAAAATTTATAGCTTGTGAGAATGAGCCTGCTTCTTGGTATAAAAATAGTAGATATGAATTAAATAATTTTAATGTTAAAGGTACATTATGTAATTTAAAGTGTGGTACAAATCACAAATTGAGTGACGATGGTTTTAGTTGTAAATTATCATCTAATAATATTCCATATTATTGTCCTCAGCCTTATATATTTAGGAGTTATAAAAATGAAAAAGAAATGGGGACTAATTACATAAGAGATTTTAGTAATGGTTTATTTACAACAATTAATCAAGATTATGAAAATTATATAAAATATTTAGATGATGTTGAGAAATATTTAAATACTTGTAGCACTACTGAAACAAACCGAAAAATACAATATGATATAATAGCAAAAAGTATATGTGCTTCAGGTGTAGATAATAGTGACCAGAATATACATAGAAAATTAAATAATATGTGTAATACAAATTATTGTAATAATGGTAAATACGAAGATTTCTGTTATATGTATCCAAATATTGATACATCAATGGGTAATAATTTAAATAATAAGATACAAACTAAATTAAATAATACGAAAGAAATAGTTATAAAAAATATTTATAAATTAATAATAATTATAATTTTAGTATTCGCTGTTATAGGATTTAAAAAACTTTTAGATTCAAGAAAAAAATAAAAATATTAAATTTAAAAAATAATTAAAAAATAAAAATAATATTATTTAATTAAATAATATATTTACATTTTTTTAGTTTGTGAATTATTATTTCTATAATTAGGTTTAAAATTATTATTATATTTTTTATATGGAGTATAAACATTATTATCACACATCAAAGGACCACCTACAACTCCACTTACATCAACTGCCTGCAGTCCATTCTTACCATTAATTATATTTAAAGAAATATATTCACCTTGTGTAAGAGTCTTAAAATTGCTATTTTTTGGTTTAATTCCTGAATGATGAACAAAAATATCTTTTGATTTATGTTCTCCATTCATCACTTTAATAAATCCATATCCAATCTTACTATTAAACCATTTACAATATCCTATAAATGAACCATACTCATCAGTAGTTGTAAAAACAGGTTCGTATGTTTTGTTGTTGTTTTCTTTTTTAATTGCTTGTTGCATTATATTATCTACTGCTTCGTTATTAGTAGACATTATAATTATTTAGTAAAAAAAATCTTATTTAATAATTTAGTGTTTAAAGTTTTAAATAATTTTATTTTATAAAATATAATATGGATTATTTAGATAATAATTTTGAATTAAATAGATTCAATATGAATAATAAAATATCTAATAAAAATGGGAATAATAAAATAGATATAAAAAAAGGTAATAATAATATAACTTTAAATTTAGTAATAATAATTGTATTAATATTAATAGTAATATATGTAAAATATGATTTGAAATATTCAAAACAATTTGAACTAATACAATTGAGTTCAGATAAATTAAATAAAAAAATTTTGTTTGAAAAACATCCTGTAATAGTGGAAGATAAGATAAATGACATAGAAGATTTTATGGAATATATATTAGATAAAAATATAGATTATCCATTTAGAAATAAAAAAAAAATAGAAAATCAAGAAACAATATATCAAAATTTAAGTAATTTTTGTTATATACAAAATAAAAATGAAGAAAATATTTGGGTGTATATAGCTCATCCGTCAAATAGTAATAAATTTAATTTTAAACAAAAACAAAAGACATATGATTATTTAAAAAGTAATTATAGAATAACTGATTATAGTAATATAAATGATACTAAATTCTTAAAAATTAAATTAAATAATAAACAAATTGTAATATTACCTAAATTTTGGTTGTTTTATATTCAAACTAATAATTTACAAAAACCTGTTGTAACACGTCATATACACTCTACTACAGGCTTCCTTGTTAGCAATTTTATACAAATGCGTAAAAGTATTTAAAAAAATAACTCTATGAAATATATATATATTCAAAAAATTTTTTTATAAATTAGTTAAATTATAATTTAGTGATATCAACTTTAATATTTGCTTTTTGTGGAGTAGTTCTTTGTAAACCGCTATTAGTTTTAAGTGTTATGTCTATATTAGATATTTTGGGTTTATTATTTAATTGATTATTTGTTTTTTTTGTTTTAGTAATAGGGGATTTTCTTGATTGTGTTTTTGGATTATAATTTTTTAAAAATGATAAGGTTGGGCCTTGTTTAATTATAATTTTTATTAATTTAATTAAATCATCTTTTGATGATTTATAATCTTTTAAATTTCTTTCTTTTACATTTTTAACAAGTAATAAATACAATTTATATAATTCTACACTATTACCTTTTCCTAATGTATCTTTAAATATTGTTAAATTTTTATTTTTACTACGAATATACATTATATATTCCCATAATTTTGTTTTATTTACTAAATCTTTGTTTTTTATTGTTCCATTTTTACTAAGAACTTTTTTTTCAATTATATATAATTTAGTACAATTAAGTATTTCTTTTTGGAATTTAATTTCTTCTTTTCCAAAAATATTTTTTTCATTCTTTTTAACATTGTTTCTTAATATTTCTATTGTTTTCTTTTTTAAATCTTTATCTTCTAAATCTTTAATAGTATATTTTGGTTTTACTATACTACGTCTAGGCAATTTAGGAGCAGCCATTCCTACAACTTTCATATCAATCTTATTATTTTTTAAAAGTGGATTTTGTACTAATTTTGATTCAACCTGTTTTTGTAATGGTTTTTGTAATGGTTTTTGTAATGGTTTTTGTGGTTGTAGTTTAGGTGGTAATTTAATTTTAGATTTATCATTAGGAATACCTTGTAAAGGGTTATTACTTAATCTTGTTAAATAATCTTTATTAATTTGTTCTAATTTTTCTGGTGATATATTCTTTGTTTCATTTGTCATTTTAATCGTTCCTAATAAACTATTTACAGGTTTTATTTCATTTTTTGTAATAGATGTTGTTGTTGATTGTGTTGTATTCGTTGTTGTTGATGATGTATTTGTTGTTGTTGGTTGTGTTGTATTAGATGTTGTTGATGATGTATTCGTTGTTGTTGGCTGTGTTGTATTAGATGTTGTCGATGTACTAGATATATTTAATGAATTTTTTTTATTTAATATTATACTCATTTTATTTATTATATTTATTTTTGTTTAATAAATATAAAAAAATAAATTAATTAAATAGATAGAATTAATAAAAATTAATAAAATAAATTTAAATAAAAATTTAAATAATACGATTTAATTTAACAATATTTAGAGAATTTTTATTATCACTAAATGAACTAAAAATATTTTCATTACAATCTATATCGATGCTTTTTGAACAATTTTGTCTTAATAAAAAACGATTATGGTTAATTTTATTATTTTTGTCTTGATATTTTTCATTGTTAATATTAATAATAGTATATAAATATTCAGATAATTCTTCAATAGTTTTTTCATTTATATTAGATTTAGTAGAATTATCAGAATTATTAGAATTATTAGAATTATTAGAAAAATTCTTATTCATACTATTAACATTATTTATAGAAATTTTTTTATTAACTTGTTTTTTAATTTTTAAATTATATAAATTAATTAATTTTATGTGATTCTCATATATTATTTTGTAATTAATATTATTTCCAAAACAATTTATTAATTTTAATTTATTAATATCATTATTTTTTTCATAATCAATATATTCTTCTAATTCATTCTCACTATTTTTTATTTTTATTAATACATCCTTATTAAATCTTATCACATTTTCTATATCAAATAATACATCGTATAATATAAATATTAAATTTATTCTTAATTTAATATTATTCTTTCTTAAATTCCAATTAAATATTTTTTCTATTATATTATAATATTCTTCAAATAATTTATTATTATTGTAAATTAAAATATTAATTACTTTTGATATATTTATTAATAAAATTAATAAATTATCTTTAAAATCAGAATGAATTGTTTCAATAAATTTAATTAATTTTTTGTTTTTAGAAAATTTGTTAATAATAGTATTTAATAAATTAAAAAATTTAATTTTATTTTGAGTAAAAAAATAAAATAATAATTCTATAAAATAATTATTTAATTCTTTTGGAATATAAGTTTGAATATAATTTAATAATTTAAAATGAATTTCATTAAAATTTTTTGATATAATTTCTGAATTATATTCTAATTTTACTTCTTTATTTTTTTTATAATATAATTCAGATATTACATTATTTTTTTTTAATTTACTAAATTCATCTATAAAATCATATAATACTACATTTTTATTTATTAAATAAATTTCTTTTTTATTTGTTGTTTCTATAAAATTTAAACAATTATTAAATTTAAAAATATTTATATAATCTAAATTAATAAAAAATTCTAACCAAAATACTAAAATATTTTCTAATAAAAATTCAATTTGATATATAAAAATAAATTCACTTATATAAGTATATATTTTATCTTTGTCTTTTGAAAAAATACTTATTTTAAGATTATTTAATAAAATCTTTTTATCTGGTTTATCCATTCTATTATTTTTTACTAATTAATTTTATTTAACATTTTAAATTTATTTTATTATTTGTTTTATATATGAATTCTAATCCAAATAATAAAAATATTAAAAAGAAAAAGAATAAATGTTTTAAATGTTTAAAAAAAACTGGATTAAATTTTTTTATATGTAAATATTGTAATTATAAATTTTGTTCTAATTGTATTAATCTAGAAATACATATTTGTAAATTTTTAGATAATAAAAAAAATGATGAATTAAATAATTTAAAAAAAAAATTAGAAAATGAAAAATATGTCTCTAATAAATTTAATAAAATTTAATTAATTAATTTTTTTATCAATTTAATTAATTAATTTTTTATAATTTAGAAAAAAATATAGTTGGTTGAATTATTTGTGCATCTTTTTTTTTTATATAAAATATTTTCTTCTTTTTTT